AAAATACAATCTACAAAAAAAGAAGCTAAAGCCTTATCGGATGCGGAGAAAAAAATAGCACAAGACAAGTTAGATGCGGAGAAAAAAAAAGAAGCTAAAAACGAATCAGAACGTTTAGAGAAAATAAAAGCTATTCAAGACGAATTTAAAAAACGTCGTGAAGATGAAGAGGCTGAAACACAAATACAAAAATTAGAATTAGAAAAAAGCAGACAACTTTTAGAGCTTGAAAATCTTAAAGCAACCGAAGAAGAAAAAGCTAATATTAGAAAGTTTTATGATGAAAAGATTAATGCTGAAATTTTAGCAAATCAAAAAGAAACTGATGATAAAAAAATACAATTAGAAAACCAAGTAGCAAAGGCAAAAGAAAATATAGCAAACAGAACAGCATCTTTATTAATTGAGTTAGCTGGTAAAGGTTCTAAATTAGGTAAGGCTATTGCGGTTGCACAAACCATTAGAAGTGGTATAGAGGGTGTTCAGAATGCTTATACAACTGCTCAAAAATCACCAATTACTGCTTTATTTCCAGGTTATCCAATAGTACAAGCAGGTTTAGCTGGTGCATTTAGTGCTTTGCAAGTTAAAAAAATATCAAGCACTTCAGATACAGTAGGCGGTACAGGTAGTAATGCTTCAAATGGTGGAGGAGTAGACACAAGTCCCCCAAGCTTTAATTTAGTGCAAGGTACGCAACAAAATCAATTAGCAGAAAGCATACAGGGTTTAAACAAAGAGCCAGTAAAAGCTATAGTAGTAGCTTCAGACGTAACAACAGCGCAACAAGCTAATAGAAATAAAATAGATGAAAGTTCAATTTAATTTTTTTTTGTTATATAAGTATGAAAGTGTACGAAATTAAGAAAAAAGATAATGCACCAAATGTTTTTGGTATTTCATTGGTAGGAGTTCCCGCAATGGAAAGTAATTACATAGCGTTATCAAAAACAACAGTTAATCTTTCAAAAGAAGAGAAAATAGCTTTGTCTAATCAAAATGATATTAAGCTATCTCAAATAAATAAAGAAAAACGTTTGCTTTTAGGTTTAGTTTTAGAACCTAATAAAATGATATATCGTTACAATGAGCAAACGAATGAAGAATATTACATAACAGTTTCAGAGGAAACTATTTTAGAACTTCAAGCCGACTACATAAAGCAATCAAATCAAAACTATTCTACATTAGAACACGATGGAAAAGAGTTAGATGGAATTACCTTTACACAGCATTGGATAGTAGAAGATTCTAAAATAGACAAGTCCGCATTACATGGAATGAGTTTTAAAAAAGGCAGTTGGGTTACCGTTGCCAAAATAGAAAATGATACTTTATGGAATGATTACATAAAGACTGGTAGTGTAATGGGGTTTAGTATCGATGCCTTAGTGCATTTAGAAGAAGTTAATTTAAACAAACAAGAAACAATGAGTGAACAAAAAACGGTTATCGAGTTATTAAAAGACTTGCCTAACCAAATTAAGTTAGCGTTAACACCAAAAAAGGTAGAGTTAACGGAAGAAGAAAAAGTGGAAGCTGAAAAAATCAGATTAGCAGAAGAAGAAAAAAATAAGGTCAAAAAATATGAAGATATGACCGACGAAGAGAAAAAAGCTTTTGATGCTAAAAAGAAAAAAGATGACGAAGTAGACAAAGACAAGGTTATTACGTCAGAAGACAAACCTTTAGAAGTTGAAAAGTTTGATATGGAAGCATTTAAACAAGCAATGACAGAAATGGGTCTGGAATTTTCTACAGTAGTTAAAGAAGCGTTACAACCTTTAGAGACTAAAAATGTAGAACTTTCAGAAGAAATTAAGACACTACAAGGAAAAGTAGTTGAATTATCTAAACAGCCAGCAAGTAAAGCTATTAAAACACAACCTACAAGTGTTGATTTTAGTAAGATGACACCTTGGGAAAAAAGACAATATCACAAAAACAATGGCTAAATACAAACTAAAAGAGGGTGTTATTTTACAACCTTATGGTGTAAATAGCAAAATAACAAACGACAATTTAACAGATGAAATCGCAGAATTATTCATAAAAAAAGGAAAAGCGAGTAAAAATGATTTCATTTTATTAAAAACAAAACAAAACAAAAAGAAACAAAATGGCAATAGTAAGTAACAGTATAGATATTTTAGGTGTAGCAGTAGAGCCTATTATCGAAGAAATTTTATTTCAAAATAACACAATTAGCAAAGCTTTAGTAACTTTTGAAGATGACGTAAAAGCAGAAACAATTTTTACAGAAGCAGATGCAACAGCAACGATGCAGGCTTGGACAAGTGGTGTACCTACAAGTTCAGGTTCTTTAAATTCTTGGGATGCAAAAGTAACTCCTGAAAAAGTAATGTTTTACCAAGAGTTTGATCCAAACACTTTAAGATTTTCAAGATATAAGAGAAGTATGGCCCCTGGTGCTTGGAATACTTTTTCAACTGAATTTGAAAGAGTTGTAATCGGTGGAATTTACGCAAACAGAATTTCTTTATCAGCAGAGCGCAACTTTTGGTTAAGTGCAAAATCAGCTACAAAATCAACAATCGCAGGTTTAACAGCGGGAACTGCTCAAACATCAATAGGAGCAGAAGAAAAAGCAATGGTAGCTGCTTCATTAGGAGAAAACGGACAGTTTGATGGTCTTTTAACAAAGATTTTATATAATAATTCAAGAGCATCAGGAACTGCACAAGTAGGAGAAAGAATTAAAGTAGTAGGTACTACTATTGATGCTTCTAATATAAAAGCAGAATATGGTAAAGTATTTACAGCGATACCAGCAGAGGTTTTACAAAATGGAATGAAGCCTATTATTTACGCTCCATACTCTCATTCTCAATTGATTGCAGAATTTAATAACAACGTAGCTAACTATAAGGATGCTTTCTTAGTTGATGGGGATACTTATTCTTACAACGGTATTAAGATTGAATTTGTACCTTTTCCAGAGGATGTAATGTTATGCGCTAAAAAAGAGCATTTATTTTGGGTAACTGATTTACAATCTGACTACAACGTAATGAAAATGGATTATATCGCAGCAAATAGAGAAGATATGTTCTTGAAAACAGTTGCAACAGAAGGGGCTCACGTAGCAAATCAGAAGTTTAACGTTTTATACGTAGGATAGAAAATTAATCATAAAGGGGTGTTTAATTACATCCCTTTTTTAAAACAATATAAAATATGTTATGTGATATAGCAATCGGAGCAAACCGAACAAAACAATGCGACAATACGCAAGGGGGATTGGAGGTGTTTTATCCTTTTAATTTCATTAAAGATGCTTTTACAGTTACAGCTGGAGTTGCTACAGCAATGAGTGTAGATTTAACAGTAGCCTACAAATATTTTATAAAAGGTGATGGTAATACATTTACAGATAGTAAAAATACTGATTCAAAAGTAGGTACAACAGTTGTAACACAAACAATTGTTAATCAATTAATAAAAGTTGATGGTGCTACAAGTGATGAATTAAGTAAATTAGCAGAGGGTCAGATTTCAGGTGTTTTAGTTGATAGAAATGGTACAGCCTTTTGGGTAGGTCATGAAAGTGGTTTTAACGTAACATCAACTGTAGAAGCAGTAAGTGGAGGGGCAAAAGCAGATTTTAACGGTTATAACGTTACTTTAGTGGCAGAAAATAAAACATTTGCACCTACATTAGACAGCGCAACATTAACAGCTTTTTTAGCAATTGTAACAGCATAGATTGAAAGTATTAAATCCAAATAATACAAATCATACAATTACTTTACAACCTCGTTTTAATCCTACTACAGATTTAGTAATAGAATTAATAAACGAGGTTAGTAAACGTAAACACGATTTAATAAATACCTATACATTTATTGGTGGTGTTTTAAATCTTAACTTTGATTTTGATGTTTTGGAAAATGATATATTTACTTTTAAGATTACAGAAAATGATGTTGTAATTTATAGAGGTTCTATTTTTTGCACTTCACAAAATACACAAGATTACAAATTAACGGAAAATAAATACATTTATCCAAGTGAGTAAAAGAAATACAGATATTAGATTCGTTCCTGTTAATCTTAATAAATATGTGAGAAGTCCTGAAAAAGAATATCCACATAACGATTGGGTTTTAAATGGCGCTAATAATTCACATTATGAATATTTAATTGAGCGTTACAAAGGCTCAACAACTCACGCCTCTATTTGTAATTCTTACATTGATTTAACTATTGGTAGAGGTTTAACTGTAAAAGGTTTTGATACTGAATCTCAAGAAACAAAGGATTTTTACAATATTTTTCCAAAAAAGGAGCATAAAAAAATAGCTACAGATAATCAATTATTTGAAGAGATTGCATTTCAAGTTATCAAAAAAAATGATGGTACTTTAGATAAAATATTACACATTGATAAATACAAAGTAGTTCCAAGTTTAGAAAATGAAGATGGAGAAATTACTTCTTATTGGTATAGTAGAGATTGGAAAAACCAATGGAAAACAGTAAAAGGTCGTAGAATTGCAGAGCCAAAAAGATATCCAGCTTTAGGTTTTGGAGAAAAAGGAGAAACTGAAATATTTGTTGCAAGTCCTTATAAATTAGGAAAAGAGTATTTTAAAGACCCTATTTATTCAGCAATATTACCTTATGCAGAGTTTGAAGAAGAGGTTGCTAATTATTACTTAAAATACATTAAAAACGGTTTATCATTAGGTAATATTATTAATGTTCCAAACTCTTTTAATTGGAGTGACCCTGTAAAAGACGATTACGAAAAGAAAGTAAAAGCAAAGTTAACAGGTAGTGAAAATGCTAATACTGTAATTATATCTTTTAACGGAGATAACGACCCAACAACTATTGAAAGTATTAAAAATGAATATGCTCATAAACAATGGGATTTCTTAACACAAGAAGCAAGGCAACAAATATTAACAGGACATAAAGCAACAAGTCCAAGTTTAGTTGGTGTAATTTCTTCAAGTGGTTTTAGTTCTACTGCTGACGAAATGGATACAGCAGAACATCAATTGATGAAGCGTGTAATTGCACCTAAACAAGATTTTATAATTGATGCTATAAAAGAAATTTACGATTACTTTGATATGGAGATTGACTTAATGTTTATGCCATTGACAGAAGTAGTAGAAAATAAACAAGGGCAAATA